TAATAAATATCATAGGATGTTCTTGGCGGATAATGATTATGACAAAAAAGAGTACGGGTGGTGGTGGCATTATTCTGAGGAGGAAATAGAGGTAATCAGAAAGCGTATCAACGATCCGCTTAGGTTCGCGCAAGAGTATAGTCTCGAGTTCTTATCTTCTGGACGACCAGTATTCGATACTAGGCTTGTCAAGAGGCTTAGAGAGGGAATTCTCAAAGAAGGAGACGATGTGAAACACGAAGACGGGACGATAACCAAAGTTGAAGTTTCAGATGATGAGGTAGTACAATATTTCAAACCGGAAAAAGACGGTAAATATATTTTAGGAGCTGATGTGGCTGAGGGGGTAACTGGAGGAGATTTTTCAACTTTTACCATATTAGACAAAAATACTGGTCATGAAGTTGCTTTTTGGAGAGGTCATATGTCTCCTGACAAATTTGGAGCCTTTCTTGATAAGTGGGGCCGGATTTATAATGATGCACTTATGGTAGTTGAGGTGAATAATCACGGACTGACAACTATTACTGCCTTAAAGAACAAACAATATCCTCAACTTTATTTCAGACCGGCTACAAAGATGGATACAATGAGTCAGAAATTCAGTGATAGATTAGGATGGAAAACAACAAAATTAACTCGGCCATTAATGATCGACGATTTAAGAGAGTCATTGGCGGATGGCAGTATTAAAATTCACTCTAGTAAAACATTAGATGAGATGCTTACCTTTGTTTTCAATGATAATGGAGATATGGTCTGTCAGAGTTCATTCCATGATGATTGTTTTGTGAAGGGAACTAAAATAGTAACAAACAAAGGTCAGATTAATATAGAAAATATAAAAGTTGGAGATTTAGTTTTGACTAGAGAAGGTTTTAAGCCTGTATCTTTTACTAGAAATAGAGAAAAAGAAGTTATTACCAATATAGGTCTTCGCGGAACAGGAAGTCACCCTATAATTCTAGCTAGCGGAAAACAAAAAGACTTGCGCCTAGTTAACAAAGATGATAAACTACATGTATGGAATCAATCAAAACAAAGGATAGAGAAATTATCATATATAGAGAAAAAAGATACAATAGATATCCTAATTCAAAAAGAAGGCATCTTCGGTGCTACTTTTGGAAACATGATAAGTGGGAAGCTTCACCGGTCTCTTTGCACAGACAAATCTGGATTGACAATTTCGGAGAAATTAAAAGAGGGTATCAAATCCATCATGAAGATGGGAATACCCTCAATAATGAATTATGTAACCTTCGTTGTATGTCAGCTAAAAAGCACCAATCGAAACACTTTAAAGAAAGACACAAACTACGAGAAGAAATATGTACTGTCTGTGGGAAAACATTCCCATGTAGGAGTATCAGGAAAGCAATCTTCTGTGGAAGCAAATGCGCAAACAAAGCATGGAGCATCAAAAGAAAAAATAAAAAAAGAAAGAGTATATAATCTTCAAATAGAGGATTGCCACGAGTATTTTGCGAATAATGTCTTAGTACATAATTGTATTTTTTGTACTGCAATCGGGTTTCAAGGATTTAAAGTGTGTTACTCAGGTAAACTAGAACAGATAGATGAAAGTGAATGCCCATCTTCTGGATTCTCTTCATAACATCACTAGGACTTTAGTATAATTTTTACATAATAGACAAAAATCTTATGGCAACATCTAACGATTATTATAACGAAGGCGATTACGGGCCCAAGGAATCCAAATTGAGAAATTTGTTTTTTTTGCAACGTGATGATGCTAGGGAATATTTCATAAATGTAATAAAGCCTAGACTCGATAGATCATATAAACTTTACATAGCGTACGGAGGAGATAGACAGAGAGAAATAAAAAAATGGCAGAGTAATGTCCAGATCCCTTATGTACAATCAGCGGTAGAAACAATGGTACCTAGAATAATAGATGCTAGACCTGAATTCTCTGTAATGGGAAGAAATCAAGAGAATCAAGCTAAAGCAGAAAAACAAGAAAAATTAGGAGCGTTCTTATGGGAGAATGCAAAAATGGATGCTACAAATGAGAATTTTGTGCGATCCGCTTTAATATATGGTATCAGTTACTTGCAAGTAAGTTGGAAGATCGATAAAAGAAAAATGAAATTTCTTAAGACAAAGAAACTTGATAGCAAGAAATATGAATACGAAACCCGAGAGAAAATTTTTTTTGACGCTCCTTATGCTGAATGGGTAGATAATTATTCCCTTTGGTATGATTGGCACAATACAAATAGAGAGAGTAAACAATACTGGTTTAAAAGATTAGTATTGACTGCTGAAGAAATTAAAAGGAAGTATCCTATGGCCGATAAAGGTAGATTGAGAAAAGCGCTAGCTTCCCCGGGGGGAGATTTAACTGATTATGCAGCTATAAGGCAACAAACTAGGACTACTAATATTTATTCAACTAAGTCAGCTGTAGCGGATTCTCTTTCTTCTACTTCGACATATTCATTCGGTACGGAAAAATATTACGAGACGCAAGACGACACTACAAAGATGTACGAAGTTTATGAATGGTGGAGACCATTTGTTGATTCGTATTCCGTAATAGTTGGAGGCAGTCATATTCCTATTTTTGACAAAGGAGAAATGCCTATACCTTTCGACTTTAAGGAATCTCCTTTTGTTGAAGTTACTTACCTCAATATTCCAGGAGAATATGAAGGATACGGATTACCTCTTATATTAGAGAGCCCGCAGATAATGTTAAATCTTATTAAGAACCAAAGATTGGATGCAGCGACTTTATCTATTCACAAGATGTGGATAGTAAATCCTTTGTCTAATATTAATAAAGATGAGCTAGTTACTCGTCCGTTCGGAATAATCTACTCAGTAGATCCTGAGGGAGTGAGAGAAGTTCAATTTAGTGATGTTAAAGCATCCGCCTATAAAGAGGAAGAATTACTTAAAGGAGATATGCAATACGCGTCAGGAGTAGATGACTTCTCACAAGGAGTGGGAGGAGGAGCGGGGAGTGCTACAGAAGTTAGACATCTTAGAGAATCTACTCTGGAGCGAGTTAGAATGTTTGTTAATCATCTTGGGGATGCCTATGGCGATGTTCTCCGATATTGGATGGATCTTTCAAGACAACTTATGTCAGAGAAGATGACAATTAGAATAGTTGGTGCAGACGGAAAACCAGAATATCCTTTAATAGAGAAAGATGACCTATTGGGAATGTACGATTACAAGGCCAAGGTCTTGCCATCTATTGCAGGTCAGGATGAAGTCAAGAAAAAACAAGATATGGATTTATACCAACTTCTTATTAACCTTCCATTCGTTGATCCGCAGAAACTTACTTCCAAGGTCATTACCGATTGGGGATGGTCATTAGATTCAGTCACAAAATCAGAAGAAGATCAAGCACCAGCTGCAGTTGGCCCAGACGGGCAACCATTGCCAGCTGAAGGCGGAGCGGCTCCTCAATCGATAGACCAATTAGGAGCGATGACACCTCAACCTCCTCAAATGCCACCAGCGGCAGGAGCAGGAGGACCAGGATACGATGGAGCAGGTGGTCCGGGATTCAAGGGATTCATTCCTAGATCTACTTTAAATAGGACTATCAGGCATCTAAGAAAAACAGGAGAATCTTATGGCAGTGAAGGAAGCGGTTATTCTCAATTTTCATCTCCTATTAATTTATTGAAGTCAGGCGGAATACCTCCTACAACTAAGGGAGTACCAGCAGATGACAAAAGTAAAAAGTCTATTATCCCGAATATAGCCGGACATAATAGAAAAGTAGGTAGTAGGGTCGATACGAACTTACCTTCAGCGAATAAAACAACAAGTATTGAGTCAAATTTGATGAATAAAAGCCTTTCTACTCAGAAAGCAAAATAACTAAACTTTAATTAAAAACATGGAAGTACCAAACCAACCTATGCCTGAATCAGGCCAAGAAGCATTCCCAGTTCCACCAGTAGTCCCTGGAATGGAGCAAGCCCCTGTAGAAGGAGTTCCTCCTATGGGAGGAGAAATGCCACCTGAAATGCCATCTATGGGAGGCGAAATGCCTATTGAGGGAGAAGGCGATTTACCAGAGGGAGAAGCAGAAATTGCTGAGGAAGTTGCTAATACAGAAGGAGAGGAAATGAAAAAGCAATTACTCCAAAGATTAATGGATGATTTATTAGATAAACCAGGAAGAAGCCTTCATGAATTAATAAATGGTATGAAGGAAGTAATTAGCGCTTACAAGAATTATGCTAAAGAATATGATTCTATTAGCGGTGCAGTTTCAGGTGAAGAAGCCCCTATGGAAGGTGGAGTTCCACCAGAAGCAGCAGCTACAAGTGCAGGATTACAAGATATTCTTAGAGGCCAACAAGGAGAATAATTCTAAATAATAATATAATGATATGAACGAGGAAGCTAATAATGAGGTTGAGGCTGCTAATTCAAGAAAATCAGATGCAGTTAAGAGTTATTTCACAAAAGAAGTAAGGTCTCAAATAAATGAAATGACTAATGACGAAATGAAGGCATTATTGAAAGGATTGATTGCTACAAGGGAATGGATTGCTATTGTCAAGTATATAGAAATGAGGGAGGTAGTATCCGAAAATTCTTTGAAGGTAATTAACCCAGTTACTGACCCTTACACGATAGCTTTCGCCCAAGGGA